GGCCGATTAAGACCCCATGTTCCACGAAGGACTTGTTGAAGCCGTGACCGCGCAGCGATGCGGTGCCGTAGCCGGCCAGGTTGCCTTGTGGGGTCGTAGCGTCCGTAGAAGAGGTCTGGGCGACCGGATTGACTGCGATGGGGGCAGAGGAGCCCCCGAGGTATTCAGGGCGCTGTAGGCGCGCGTCAGGGCTTGTGACGCCAAAGTGGGATTTCAGCAGCTCGATGTAGCGGGTGCCGCCTCGGGCGTCCCGCTCGTAAAGCTTCTGGATTTGGAAGGCTTGTCGCAGTTGGTTGATGGTCGCGGCAGTGGCGTCGGAAAGATCCGCGATCACGTTCGTAAACGTCCTGGTCCCGCCGACATCGGCGGGGAGCGAGTCCTGGGCGGGAGCCCAGGCGTTGTTGCCCCCGTTAGCGACATAGTCGCCCGTGTTCGAGACGATGGGGGCAGAAGTTCCCAGGGGAAGGTCTACTGCGGGGCCTTTTTGAGGCCAGGGCAGCGCCGAGGTGAAATAGTCGTGGCGCTTCCCGCGCCGCAGGATCACATAGTCCGAGGGGTTGTCAGGTCCGTCGTCCTTATCGACGACGACGGCGTCCTGGAGGTTCTGATCTCGGAACCATTCGTTCCAGATCAGGTTGTAGGCTCGATGCCAGAGCGAAGAGTGAGTGAGACCCGCGACCTCGGTCGGTATCCCGAAGTGGTCGCTCAGGCTGCCGTTGGCATAGCCTACGGTGGCCGGGGCGACCATCTGAGGGACCAGGTAGTCAGTAGAGTCGCCCGGATTGTCTTGAGCGCCGTTGAAGCGCTCCCAGTTGTCCCAGAGAAGCCGGTTCGGGACAAAGAAGAAGTGGGTGTCAATGAACAGGTTGTCCATGAAAGGGTGAAGCGGTGTCGCCAGGCGGCCAAAGGCGTGGAGCTTGGCGTTGAAGGTGTCACCTGGCAAGGCTTCATCGATGTAGATCGGGATCAGGTAGCCCGCATCGAACGTGGTTTTATGACCGCACGAGCGGTCGAAGGAAGAGCGAGGGATTTCAGCACGGGGGACCTGGCTGAAATTGTGTTTCATTACTGATTTCATCGGATTTATCCCTTGTTGACCGGCTTAACGCGGATCGAGTTCATCTGCGACCGACAGCCCGGCGAGAATGATCTTCGGCGGGCAGGCCTCAATCACGCCGGTCTCGGTGTCGAAGGAACCGCAGAAGAACAGATTAAAGTCACTGCGGTGTGGGAAGCTATCGCCCAGGGATCCAATAAACATACGGATCGCCTGAGCATCAGCATTGGCAAGGAAGGGCTGAATGAAGAATTCCGCAGCCTCGTCACGGATCGAGTAGATCTTGAGCATTTTCATTTGATGTTGTCCCTTGTTGTTAGGCGCTTTTCAGCGATTTTTTGCCCTGCATAAGCACGGCGAGAGTGGGCATAGTGAGGCCCAAGTTTCGCCTGGCGACGGTTGTGCTCCAGGCGACGGTTCTCCCTGGCGATTTCCACCAGGGCGAAGTCGATATTTTCGAAGTATTTGTCGTAAAACCGAGGTGGCTTCATGGCCTTGCCACGAAGGATAACCTCGTTTTTCTCGTAGGTGTCAGCACCGTAGCGGTCGAGCCACCTGGCACCGATGCCAGGGCGGTTCGACTGACCGGAGAACTCCGGTGTGCGTGTCGTGATTTCCCCTGTTTCGGGGTCAATCGTTTCATAGTGGGCATCGGCATCAGGTCCGGTGAATTTCTTAGTGCAGTAGCGGGCGGTATATGCCGCCGTCTCGAATGTTAATTCACCGAAAGAAGCATGGCCGAGGCCCCACGTCTTGGTCAGGAATTGAGACGTGTAGAGAGGGAACTCTCCAGAGGTCTTATAGAGTTCGGGATCGTCAGGACGATATCCGAACAGGCAGGCGTGATAATGGGGGCGTTGTGTTTCGCCACCATATTCGCCGCAGTAAAAAACCCGGACCTTTCGGCCCGAGTTTTTGATTAGTCGCTTCATGAATTTCTGAAAGTCAGAGCGTTGAAGCGTAGAGCCGTAGGGTAAATATTCGTCATCGTAGGTCAGGGTGACGAAAGAGTTGTCGTCATGCATCTGGGCTTCGTGGACGCAACGAACCGCCCACTGGCGGGAGCGTTCGAGGCGGCAGCCAATGCATTGTCCGCAGGGCACAGTCATGCGTTGATCGCATCCTGTTGGGCGGGAGTATGTGAATTTCCCGTTGTGAAAGTAACCTGCGAGGGGGCTGTAGCACGGCACATTAGAGCCGGATGCCGCCCCGCATGGGTCCAGAGGAGAAGTTTTTCCCCTTGATCTTGGATCCGCGGGGGAAGTTTTTGCGCGATGAGCGTCTGCTCATTTTTGAGCGTTTTGACATGTCGTGATTTACTCCATTTTGAGGTGAAAGGTGTCACCTAGCACAGTTACATCAAGTAGAGAACTGTGCAAGGGTTTTAGGCCCCTTCATCAGGGGCCTTGGGAGCGGCCTTGGGGGCCGCTTTAGGTGGGGTAGGGGGCTCGATCACGTCGCCGCTCGATCCTTGCGTCTCGCGCGCCGTGGCGAGCCCCAGGCGAACCATTTCCTCGGCGTTCTCGGGGTTCGCGGTGAACTCGAGAAAGGCGGCGGGGTCATTATGGAACCGGCGCCGCACTTTCGAGGGGAGTGTGGAGAACATTTCGTCTGCAAGCAGGACGCTGTTCATAGCCTCGTGGTAGGACTCGGGTGAGGAAGTGAAGTCGCCATAGGCTCCTTCGAAGCGGTTCCGGTGTTCGAGGATCCCGGTCCGCTCGTATTTTTTCATAATGGAATTGATGTCGCACTCGGGGGCCATTGATTGGTGAGTGAGAGATTTTGAAGAGAGGAGAGGGTGTTGTCTGGGGTGTGGATCGTAGGCGGATTTGAATTGTGGTTTGTTCGTCGTTTTAGTCGTCGTTTGATTTGTCATTTCAGCATCCTTTATTCGATCAGATTGAAGTCAGAAGAGTTGTTTGTTTTCGTAGAACCCGCAGGGTTCTCGTATTTTTTAGTGGAAGGATTGTAGATCGGAGGAAGGCCTTTTCCCGGTTTGCGAGATTTGAGAAGTTGAAGAACAGTATCGGCCCCAAGGCCGATTTCTTTGGCTCTTGAAAGCCACGCGAGCAGAACACCCGCTTTGCCGATCGAGATGTCGTAGTCCTGGAGAGCGCGCTCGGCCTCAGCCATCGCTTTCGCTTCCTGGTGACGTGTCAGTCCGAGTTCATAGAACGCGGTCGTTACGCGGGTTTTCTCCTGGGCGGTGATGTGTTCCTGAGTTCGCGTCCGCTCCTCGGTGTTGGCAATATTTGCCATAGAGAGGCCAGTGTTGGCAGTAGAGAGGCCAGCGTTGGCTGTCGCCAGGATCTGGCCGGTTTTTTCAGAGTTGATGCGCTCGTTGTTCAGAGCGGTCGTGCTCTCGATGGCGGCGATTTCAGCGTTGTTCTTCTTCGCCTGGAGAGCGGTAGAGATGGCGGCAGGAACGCCGCCAGTTGGGTTTTGCATCGGGATCGCAGATCCCGAAGGGGTAGAGGCTCCGCCGAGTTTGGCGGAGAGAATAGGATTGAGGCCAGCGGCCTCGAGATCCTTGATTTCGCGCTGATGCGCGGTGTTCGACATGCGTTCCTCGAAGGCCATAGCCTTCGCGGACGCCGCCTTGTTTCCGGCGTTTTGAAAGAGAGCACCGCCGATTGCGCCAAGTGCCGGTAGAAGTCCCATGTTATGCCCTTTCTGAGGCGTTGCGGCTCCGCCGCTTGGAAATGCGAGGGAGCCGACTTTTGCTTAGAAATGGTCGATGAGACCTGGAACCGAGTAGATGGGCATCGGCCGGGCGCATCTGAGCTCCATATGCGTGTCGAGGATCATATGGGGGTAGGACGTGACCGAGATCACTCGGTCGACGGGAGGGTTTTCTTCGATAAACGAAGCGTTGAGGGCCGGGAGAGAAGCGAAGTCTTGGGAGAGGTGCCAGGTGTCCAAGGACGTGGCGAAGTTGGATCGAAACTGTCCCGTAATAAGGCTCGGCTTATAGCGGTACTCAGCGAAGCGCTCTTGATAGCCAAACGCTTCTTCGTCGGTTGAGGTACCTTGCGCATAGATTTCCTTGTTCAGCACGGCCTGTTCGCCGATGTGGGCGAGCGCAGGCCAGTAGAAATCCCAGCGTGTTTCCCGCGAGAACATGCGGTTGAGCCCTTGCTGGTAGGTGAGATCGGCTCTGATCGACACGAGGCCGATGATGACCCCGTGTTCCACAAAGGACTTGTTGAAGCCGTGACCGCGCAGAGCTGCGGTGCCGTAGCCGGCCAGGTTGCCTTGTGGGGTCGTAGCGTCCGTAGAAGAGGTCTGTGCGACCGGGTTGACTGCGATGGGGGCAGAGGAGCCCCCGAGGTATTCTGGGCGCTGTAGGCGCGCGTCAGGGCTTGTGACGCCGAAGTGTGACTTCAGCAGCTCGATATAGCGGGTTCCGCCCCTGGCGTCCCGCTCGTAGAGCTTCTGGATCTGGAACGCCTGGCGCAGTTGGTTGATAGTCGCGGCCGTGGCGTCGGAGAGATCCGCGATGACGTTGGTAAACGTCCTGGTGCCGCCGACGTCGGCGGGAAGCGAGTCCTGGGCCGGAGCCCAGGCGTTGTTGCCCCCGTTAGCGACATAGTCGCCAGTGTTCGAAACGATGGGGGCAGACGTTCCCAGGGGAAGATCTACTGCGGGGCCTTTTTGAGGCCAGGGCAGCGCCGAAGTGAAGTAGTCGTGACGCTTGCCGCGCCGCAGGATGACATAGTCAGCAGGATCGTCAGGGCCGTCGTCTTTATCGACGACGACTGCGTCCTGCAGGTTCTGATCTCGGAACCATTCGTTCCAGATCAGGTTGTAGGCTCGATGCCAGAGCGACGAGTGAGTGAGATCTGCGACCTCGGTCGGTATCCCGAAGTGGTCGCTCAGACTGCCGTTAGCATAGCCTACGGTGGCCGGGGCGACCATCTGAGGGACCAGGTAGTCGGTAGAGTCGCCCGGATTGTCTTGAGCGCCGTTGAAGCGCTCCCAGTTGTCCCAAAGCAGTCGATTGGGGACAAAGAAGAAATGGGTGTCAATGAACAGGTTGTCCATGAACGGGTGAAGCGGTGTCGCCAGGCGGCCAAAGGCGTGCAGTTTGGCGTTGAAGGTATCACCTGGCAAGGCTTCATCGATGTAGATCGGGATCAGGTAGCCCGCATCGAATGTGGTTTTGTGACCGCACGAGCGGTCGAAGGAAGAGCGAGGGATTTCAGCACGGGGCACCTGGCTGAAATTGTGTTTCATTACTGATTTCATCGGAATTATCCCTTGTTGACGTTGAGGGCCGCGTCTGCACCAGGCATACGCGGATCTAATTTGTTGTCGATCGACAGCCCGGCCAGGACCAGTTTCGGGGTGTCCCCGACAGCCTGGCCGGTCTCACTCGACCAGGATCCGATTTGGAACAGGTCGAAGTGCGCCCGATGGGGGAAAGAGTCGCCCAGGGACGTTATGAACATCCTGGCAGCGACGGCAGCCGTTGGAGCGAAGAAGGGCTGAATGAAGAATTCAGCGCCGCTGTCGCGGATCGAGAACATAAGAAGATCAGTCATTTGATATTGTCCCTTGTTGTTAGGCGCTTTTCAGCGATTTTTTGCCCTGCATACGCACGGCGGGATGGAGAACCCTCAGGGCGCTCGCGCGCCTGTTCGGCCTCCCGTTTTGCCCGACCTTCGGCATCAAAGCGGTCGAAGTGTCCGCGCGACGGTCGGTCCTTAGCCGCACGCCGATTATGGGCGTGACGGCGTTCCTCTTTCGCCATTTCAACGAGAGCCTCGTCGATGTTCGCGAAATAGTTGTCGTAGAAGCGAGGTGGCTTCATGGCTTTGCCACGGAGGATGACCTCGTTTTTCTGGTAGGTGTCAGCACCGTAGCGGTCGAGCCACCTGGCACCAATGCCAGGGCGGTTCGACTGCCCGGAGAACTCCGGGGTGCGCGTCGTGATTTCCCCCGTTTCGGGGTCAATCGTTTCATAATGGGCGTCGGCATCAGGTCCGGTGAATTTCTTTGTGCAGTAGCGGGCGGTATATGCCGCCGTTTCGAATGTTAATTCACCGAAAGAAGCATGGCCGAGGCCCCACGTCTTGGTAAGGAACTGAGACGTGTAGAGAGGAAACTCGCCAGAGGTCTTATAGAGTTCGGGATCGTCAGGACGATATCCGAAGAGGCAGGCGTGATAATGGGGGCGTTGTGTTTCGCCACCATATTCGCCGCAGTAAAAAACCCGGACCTTTCGGCCCGAGTTTTTGATTAAGCGCTTCATGAATTTCTGGAAGTCAGAGCGTAGAAGCGTAGAGCCGTAGGGTAGGTATTCGTCATCGTAAGTCAGGGTGACGAAGGCGTTGTCGTCATGCATCTGGGCTTCGTGCACGCAACGAACCGCCCACTGGCGGGAGCGCTCGAGGCGGCATCCAATGCATTGTCCGCAGGGAACAGTCATGCGTTGATCGCATCCTGTTGGGCGGGAGGA